GTAGGAGAATATAAAAATAAAAGAAGTTTAAAATATTACGAATGCTACTATCAAATGAAACACAATGTACTGTCTTCTGTGTTAGAAGGTACAGATGAACCCGCCTTCTATAACAACTACGTAGGAGGTAAATTTTTTAGACCTGTGGAGAGTTATGAAGAAACATTATAGAAAACTACTAGATGATTTCATAGATAATAAATCTATGAGGGCATCTGTTACTTATAATAAAAGCCATTCCTTATTCATGGGTGTCATACTAAGAGCCTTATTAGATGCTACTAAACCTGAGTTAATAAGAGAAAGCAGTAGAATAAAAGTAGATAGGCAAGCAGCTAAAGCCTGGTTCTTTGCTTCATCGGGAGTAACGTGTGATAATTTTGAAATGATATGTGATGAAGCAGGGGTTACACCTAATGTAATGCGTACTATTACTAAAGAAATTTTAAACTATGAAGACGTTAAAGAAGTAAGAAAAAAAATTAATTCATTCTTTGGAACTGAGGAATAAGGAAAATATACAGATGTCACCAGTAGCTAGCAGTTATCAAGTAGGTGGTACTCATTATAAAGATTGTAAGATACAACCTGTAGAATATATACATGCAAATGATCTTGGATTTCTCGAAGGAAATATAGTAAAATACATTACCCGTCATCGTGCCAAAGGTGAAGGAGCTATGGATATTTATAAGGTAAAGCATTATGCTGATCTTATTCTACAGTATCATTATAATTTAACAGAGGAAGATGGTATCCTCCTATCCCAGGAGTCAACGAATGATTAGTAATCAAGCAACATTACCTACAAACTATCAATCTTTCATACACATGTCACGCTACTCTAGATGGCTAGAAGAAGAAGGCAGGAGAGAAACGTGGGAAGAGACCATCGATAGGTATCTTTCCTTTATGATAGAACATCTTAAAGAAAATTATTCTTATTCTCTATTTGGTACAGAGTTGTCTGACATTCGTAATGGTATGCTTAATCTCGAAGTATTAGGTTCTATGAGAGCATTGATGACTGCTGGCCCTGCATTGGAACGTGAGCATGTCTCAGGTTACAACTGTTCTTATCTTCCTGTTGATTCTCCTCGTTCTTTTGATGAGTGCCTATACATTCTTATGAATGGTACAGGCGTAGGCTTCTCTGTTGAGCGTCAGTATATCAACAGTCTTCCCACTATACCTGACCAATACTTTGAGAACAGTGATGATGTTATTTCTGTTGCTGACTCCAAGGAAGGCTGGGCCAGGGGACTACGTGATCTTATTTCTCTTCTGTATACCAACCGTGTACCCAAGATAGACACTAGTAAGCTGCGTCCTGCTGGTGCAAGGCTGAAGGTCTTTGGTGGTAGGGCATCTGGTCCAGCACCTCTGGAAGAACTGTTTGACTTCACGATACAGACGTTTAAGAAAGCCAAGGGGCGTAAGCTTACCTCTATTGAGTGCCATGATATCATGTGCAAGGTCGGTCAAGTGGTGGTGGTAGGGGGTGTTCGCAGGTCTGCTCTGATCTCACTCTCTAACCTTACTGATGAGCGTATGCGTATGGCTAAGTCAGGTGACTGGTGGGTGGACAATCAACAACGTGCCCTCTCTAATAACTCTGTCTGCTACACAGAACGCCCTGACATGGGTATCTTTATGAAGGAGTGGCTCTCCCTCTACGAGAGCAAGAGTGGTGAGCGAGGCATCTTTAATCGTGCCTCTGCACAGGTGAAGGCAGCTTCCAATGGTAGGCGTGACGGGAACATAGAGTTTGGAACCAACCCTTGTTGTGAAATTATCTTGAGACCTTACCAGTTCTGCAACCTGTCGGAGGTTATCTGTAGAGCAAATGATACCATTGAAACTCTGAAGAATAAGATCAAGCTGGCCACTATGTTGGGTACATTTCAATCTACACTGACAGACTTTGGGTATCTCCGTAAGCGTTGGAAGGATACCACAGAAGAGGAGAGACTACTGGGTGTGTCTCTGACAGGTATCATGGATTGCCCCGCTGTGTATGATGCTTCTCCAGAGGCTCTTCAACAACTAAGAGACGTGGCTATTAAGACTAACAAGAGACTGGCAGAGAAGCTAGGCATCAACCAGAGCACCGCTGTCACCTGCGTCAAGCCTTCTGGAACTGTGTCTCAGCTTGTAGACGCTGCCTCTGGTATCCATGCAAGGCACCACCCTCACTATATCAGAACTGTCAGAGGAGATAACAAAGACCCCCTGACCATGTTCTTGAAGGACAAAGGTGTACCCTCAGAGCCTGACTTCACAGCGCCTGACAATGTAACTGTGTTCTCATTCCCTATGAAGAGTCCCGAGGGAGCAGTGACTAGATATGACATGGGAGCCCTGGCACAGTTGGAACTCTGGCTCAAGATAGCAGACAACTACTGTGAGCACAAACCTTCTGTCACTATCTCTGTCAAGGAGAATGAATGGTTAGAGGTAGGGGCATGGTGCTGGGAACACTTTGATTCTCTCTCTGGTATATCTTTCCTCCCGTTCTCTGATCATTCTTATAAGCAAGCACCTTACCAAGACATAGACAAGGAAGCGTTTAAAGACTTGACAGAGAAGATGCCAGCTGCTATAGACTGGTATGACCTACAGGAATATGAACAAGGGGACACCACCACTGGATCACAAGAGCTTGCCTGTGCTGGTGGTGTATGTGAGATAGTAGACATTGGAGTATAAAACAAATGACATATCTAATAGACATTGATGACAACGTAGCAGATAAAATTGCCAAAGCTGTTCTCGAACAGATTAAAAATAATACAATAGATAAAGGAGTAATAAATTCTTGTAATATAGTACTAAATTATATTGATCCTATTCCTTTAAAAGAGTTTAAAGATTCAGGCTTTACAGATGATTTTGGAGTGAGTATGGAATAGATGACTAAACAAAGAATCCCAAGGTATCTAGGAGGTTCTCCAAAGGAATCCGTCAGTTTTAAAACTTATGTAAACGCTGTTCTAAAAAGAATAAGGAATTATTTTAAATGAAAGTTACACTGATAGATCACATGGGTACAGACCTCTCGGTGGTGAATGCTGCTAGGGTTTCTTTCTCCAAGGAATCTGAGTGGGAAAGTATCACACCTGCTGGTCCTGTTCCTAACCTGCTAAAAGGATCGGATGAAAAGCTGATTGCTTACCTTGCCAAGCACAAGCACTGGACTCCGTTTGGCCACTGCTCTGTCTCTTTTAGGATCAAGGCACCTGTGTTTGTTTCCAGACAACTAGGCAAACATCAGGTGGGCCTTGTATGGAATGAGGTGAGTAGAAGGTACGTGGACAACGAACCAGAGTTTTATTATCCTAAGATTTGGAGAGGTAGGCCTACTGATAAGAAGCAGGGTAGTTCTGAAGAGGAGATTGACATTAATCCTTCCACAGAAAATGGCCCTGCCATGGTAGATGACTATCACCATGCTGTGAAAAAATGTTTGTGGACCTATAAGCATTTACTAAGGAAGGGTGTGGCCCCTGAGATGGCACGCATGGTACTACCCCAGAGCATGTTCACTGAGTGGTACTGGACAGGTAGTCTTATTGCCTTCAGTAGGGTGTGTTCTCTTAGGATTAAGGAAGACGTACAAGAAGAGACCAGAGACATTGCACAGATGCTAGACGTAGAGTGTGAGAAGCTCTTCCCTGTGTCCTGGGAACAACTTATGAAACTCTCGTAGCTCAATTGGATAGAGCAACAGACTTCTAATCTGTAGGTTGCAGGTTCGAGTCCTGCCGAGAGTGCCAAAAATAAACTTGACATAGTTTAGCTAACCTGTTATAATTCCTCCATATAAAGAATGCTAATTGGTTCTTTATTTTCTTGCTAATAAAGGAGAGTACAATGCAAAATAATACTTTTAATTTTCCATCTCATGTGTGGAATGATTTCTTTCAACAGTCGATAGGATTTGAAAGACTACTCAACAAGATACAAACTAGCCATACTTATCGAAAAGAAAATAGTTCTTATCCACCTTTTAATATTACAAAAACAGACAGTTCATCTTATGAAATTTCTGTGGCTGTGGCAGGGTTTAAAGCTGACGACATTGAAATAATGCAACAAGACAATCTCTTGACTATCGTAGGAGAGGTTAAAAAAACTGATGATAAAGAATACCTTGTAAAAGGTATAGCTTCCCGATACTTTCAAAAAGGATTCTCTTTAAATGAATATGCTATTATAGATAAGGTAATATTAAAAAATGGTATCCTATCTGTTAGTGTTAAAATAAAAGTTCCTGAAGAACAGAAACCAAAAACATTTAATATTGAGGTATCTTAATGCACAAGACATATAATATTTATGTAGGCTATGATTCTAAAGAAGAACTTGCTTATCAAATTCTCAAGTGGAATCTAGAACGTATTGCAAAGTATCCTTTAAATATAATTCCATTAAAGAAAGATATCTTAGAAAAGATTGGAGTATATTCTAGGCAGCATACAGAAATTAAAGGACAGAAGATAGATAAGGTTGATGGTAAACCTTTTTCCTCTGACTTTTCTTTTAGCCGCTTCTTAGTACCTGCTTTAAGTATGTATCAAGGATGGTCCTTGTATATGGATTGTGATATGTATCCGAGAAGTGATATCTGTGAATTGTTTGATGAATACAATGATCCTTTCCATCCACTGTACTGTGTTAAACATGACTATACTCCTGATGATTCTACTAAAATGGACAATCAAAAACAAGAACAATACTATAGAAAAAACTGGTCAAGTTTAATGTTGTTTAATTGTGAGCATCCTCAAAATCAAATGCTTACTCCTTATGTAGTTAATACACAGACAGGAAATTATTTACATAAGTTTGGATGGTTGCCTGATAAGCCAGCAGATATTGGTTCTATTAAAGAAGAATGGAACTGGCTTGATGGACATTCTCCAGAAGAACTAGAACCTAAGAACGTACACTTTACGACGGGCGGTCCTTGGTTTGCTAACTGGAAATGTAAACGTGAGATGGATGGTAAGTACGCAGCAGAGTGGAATAATGATGCTGTGTATTTAGAAACAATAGGGTTTCTTGAGAAAGACCTGATTAAATATTTTTTATAAGGAATAATAATAAACATGACTAACGTAAACTTTGTAACTTCCTTTAATGAAAGCTTGTTTGTAGATACTTCTTATAAGTTTTTAGAATCTGTTCTTGATAAATGGGAACCTTCAGTAAATCTTAATTGCTATACTCATGATGTAGATTTAAATAACTATGCAGTGCCTGATGTATCTAATATTAAATTTAAATCTCTACATGATGTTGAAGACTATTCTAATTTTCAAAAAACTTTTAAGAAACATAACGGTACTGAAGGACAAACAGTAGATTATAATTGGAAGCTTGACGCTTTACGTTGGTCACATAAAGTTTTTGCACTAACTGAATCTGCATTTAATCTAGTAGCTGATGAGGATAATCCTGGTTGGTTGGTCTGGATTGATGCAGATTCTTATACCCTTAAAAGAATGACACATAAGGATATCCTTTCTCTTCTTCCCGAAGGAGCAGACGTAGTCTGTCTAGAAAGAAAAGATAAAGAGTATATTGAAGGAGCCTTTATAGCTTTTAATCTTAATAGTAAATCTGCTGTTGATCTCTTGGGAGATTTACGTGGAGCTTACATCGCAGGAGAAGTATTTAACTATCGCGAGTGGCACGACTCTTTTATTTTTACTAGACTACTTACTCTTTATAAAGCACATGGTCTTAAAGTTTTAAACTTAGGAATGAATGCTGATACTAGTAACCTTACAGCGTTTGAACAATCTCCTCTAGCCTCCATGTTCTTACATTTTAAAGGAGCAAGTGCTGCATCTTTAAAAAATATTCGAGATGAGAAGGGAGAAAGATTTGTATCTTTGCCTGAAGAGACCACACATGACATACTTCCTAGCCGTTATACTCTACTATCAGATATTATTAATCATTACAAACCGACAGGTACAGTAGTAGAAACAGGAACTTGGAATGGTGGTAGAGCTATTCAAATGGCAATGACCATGTTTGAGTACACAGATAAAGTACACTACGTTGGTTATGATTTGTTTGAAGAGGCTACCCCACACACAGACGAAGAAGAGTTTAATGTTAAAGCTCATAATAAAATGCAAGCTGTCGAGAAAAGGTTTACAGACTTTGCTAACATCATGCTCAAACGTAAGTCAAAGTATTTTACTTTTGAACTTATCCAGGGTAATACCAGGGACACTATGAAGAAACAAGATGCTGACTTGGTATTGATGGGTGGAGGTAATAGTTTTACTACAGTAAACAATGAGTATGAAAAACTTAATCATAATAAATTAATTATATTTGATAATTTTTATATGACAGATAGTGCTGATAAAAATGTAATAGAAAAGTATCAAGGTGTAAATAAAGTATTTGATTCTATTAAAGAAGTTAAAACTAAAAAGGGAAAAGAGGATGAAGAAGGATGGACTAACTTTGATGAAGACGATACTGGAGTAAGGAAACTTATTCTTCCTTCTTCAGATGATGTAAGAGGTGGTGGGGTTTCTCACATATGCCTAATCCTTAATGATCCTGATCTGCCAGAAGTACCTAAGAAATTCAAACAAGTTCCTATCATTGTTAATCCCAGAGACTGTGTGTCTAAAGAATACATTAGAGATAATATTAAATCTAACTTAAAAGTTATTGAACACAATAGATTTATGAATCGAATTAGTCCACATAATAAAACAGCATTGATTGTATCAGGTGGCCCTTATCTTAATATTAAAGAACTAAAAGATACCATCAAGAAAAACCCAGGATGTAAAGTAGTATGTGTTAAGCACAGTTATAATAAACTTCTTACTAATGGTATTAAACCTTGGGCTTGCATCTTACTAGACCCTCGCCCTATCACTGGTAAAAGTACACATGGTATTACTCGTAAAGAACTGTTTAAAAAAGTTGATCCTTCTACAAAATTCTTTGTAGCTTCTATGACTGATCCTTCAGTTACCAAACATTTAATATCTAAGAAAGCTGATATCTATGGATGGCACGCCTTTACTGAATCTCTTAGAGAAGAAGATGAACGTGGTGTACAGATTGTAAACAATCAAGTACATCTAGTTGATGAGCTAGGTATTCCACAAGGCTCTACTCTAATTACAGGAGGAACCTGTGCAGCAATGAGGTCTATTGGTATTATGAATACAATGGGATTCAGAGAGATGCACCTGTTTGGGTTTGATTGCTCGATGAAAAAACCTAGTAAGAAACAAATGAAAGAAACTACAGGTGCTGAAGACGAAGACCCTAAACCAAAGTACATGAAGGTTACTGTTAATGATAAAGATTTTTGGACTACAGGAGAACTACTAGCAATGGCACAAGACTGTGAACGTAGCTTTCGAGATGCTAACTCAGCTATTAATTTTACTTATCATGGTAAAGATACAATGGTTTCTGAGCTATGGAAAGTTATAGAATCAGAACGTTCGCTTCCTAACTTTGAGGAGGTGTTCGATGATTAAATTATCTAGAGAAAATCCATCAGAAAGATATGAAGAACTAGTAGAAAAATATAAAACTATACATGATAAAGGTCTTGGTTATTTTAATGGCAAGAGTTTACTAAAATATATATCACATGTACAGCAAAAGCTTTTAGTACATGAGTGTAAATCTTTACTAGATTATGGTTCAGGTAAGGGTCTTCTCTATACAGATCAGTGTAGTGAAGTATATCCTTTACTCTCAGGAGGAAAGCCTATTAGTAGACCTCTTCAAGAACTTTGGAATTTAACTAAACATCAATGCTATGACCCTGCTTATGAAGAGCATTCAGTAAAACCTAAAGGAAAGTTTGATGCAGTTATTTCTATTGATGTTCTTGAACATGTAAATGAAGATGATCTTGAATGGGTTCTTAATGAAATATTTTCTTATTCAAGTAAGATGGTCTTCCTTAATATAGCTTGCTTTAAAGCTGCTAAACATTTTGAAGACGGAGAGAATGTACATATCAGTGTATTCAATCCTGAATGGTGGTTCGTCTTGGTATCTGATATTATGAAAAGTTATCCTGGTATTACTACCTACCTGCTGTGTGAAAAAGTAGGACATCTATCAGACTATGTGATTAAAGGAGGAAAATAGTATGCTAGGAATTGTAGACTCGGTGATAGGAGTAGCTGGTAAAGTACTTGATAAGTTTGTCGAGGATAAAGACCTACGAGCTAAACTAGATGCTGAACTTAAAGCACAGCTTATTAATCTTGATACTCTTCAAGCACAAACAAACCTAGAACAAGCCAAGCATCCTAGTGTATTTGTAAGTGGAAGTCGTCCTGCTATCATGTGGATATGTGCCTTTGCTTTAGGCTGGCAATTTATACTAGCTCCTATTTTTTCATGGGCTTTGATCATCTGGTATCCTGTCATCACCCTACCTAGCCTTCAAACTGAAGAGCTTACAGGACTGGTCATGGCTTTGCTAGGACTTGGTGGTATGCGAACAGCAGAAAAATGGAAGGGTGTTGCTAGAAATAGTATGAAATAGTAGGGATATTTATTATGAAAGAAGGTAAAGTATGGGGGGCTACAGAGAATATATTTTCTAATAGTTCTTTTGAGTTTCATCGTATTAATTTTAAAAAAGATAGTGAGTGTAGTAAACACAAGCACCAGTATAAATGGAATGGATTCTTTGTTGAACAAGGAACATTGCTTATAAGGGTATGGAAAAACTCTTATGATCTTGTAGATCAAACTGTTCTTAAAGCAGGAGATTTTACTAAAGTAAAGCCTGGAGAATACCATCAATTTAAAGGACTTGACGACGGCATAGCTTTTGAATTATACTGGTCTGAATTTAATCATGATGATATTGAAAGGGAATCAATTGGAAAAGGACCAAGAGGCTACGTTGAAGAAGATAACACCGCTACATACGAAGGATTGGTACATCAAATGGACAGCTTCATCAATCCTATTGATTGGAATGTTACTGACAAGCAATAATATTTTTCCTATCAACTTATTCTTTCATGTAGTGGGGTTATCAGGATGGCTAACAGTAGCTTTTATGTGGAATGACAGAGCATTAATCATTGTTAATTCTGTATCAATAGCTATCTTAACAAATGGAATAATAAATTATTATGTCACTTAATGCTAAACAAGAAAAGTTTTCTCAAGCTTATGTCCTTCATCGTAATGCTACAGAGGCAGCTAAAGCAGCAGGATACTCAGATAAATCTGCAAACAATCAAGGATACAGATTGTTACAGATGAATGAAGTCGTTGAAAGAATTGCAGATTTAGAGAATGAGTTGGTTACTGATATTGATGTAGTAGATGAGCTTGAATCTCAATACGCATTTGCTGCTACGAATGGTCATACTAACAGTGCTATCAAGGCTCTTGAGCTACTATCTAGAGTCAGAGGTGCTAAGTCAGATAGGACTACACATCTGTCTACAGAAACAATAGAGCATGAGATCGTAGGTTACATGGAAGCTCTAGGTAAAGATAAGATAGATGAGCTAATTAAGAAGTGTAAGTTTTAAACTTCTTATCATACTCGTCTTGCATACTACCTTCATATGCATTAGTATCTCCTGCTAGATATTCTTCTGACCACGCTCCAGACTCAGCCGCTCTTACTGCACGCCCTCTAATCGTTCTCATTCCATCAGCTATGTAAGTATAGTTATCCTTTGTTTCAAAGTTATAGATAACTTGTTTCTTTAGATTTCCTTCAGCAGGTTTAACTTGCGTAATTTCTACTAGGTTATTATCAGGGCCAAGAACTATGTCGCCTACGTTTAACCACTGTACGATAGCTGCTGTTCCATCACCTTTAATCATCCATTCAGTACCTGATACCATAGAATCATTTAGGTGCCATATTTCAGGATGGACATCAACAAGAAGAGATACAATTGGTTTAGCTTCTAATGGTGTATTCCAACGTCTTGTTTTTTTAGTCTCTGGATAAGACATGACCATACTACCTATTGTTAAATCTTCAATATTACAATAGGTATTATCTGCCATTAATATTTTAGTACCCGCCACCCAACATGATGGATCACCTGCATCACCACCATCACTATCAGCATCACCGCCAGGAGCACCACCACTTGGACCCCCATAGTATCCATCATAGCTATCTATATCTAACTCAGCCCCTTGATTATCTATGTCGGATGTGTCAGTAGCCCAACCGCCATGGGACGGCGAGGGGTCCCCTGTATTTGGATCGTCATAGGCATCTTCGTATCCTAAATCAGCAGCATTTAAACCAAAGTTTCCAGTTACATTAGTTGAATCTGAATCACCAGTAAATGCATCATATATCATCTTTCCTAATTTATATATCATAATAGGAATAGCTGCGGGAGGAAATAACATTATCAAAGCGCCCTGTGCTGCGTCCCAGGCGGCATCTTCGTAGCCATACTTTGTACCAGTAAACTTTGACTCTACAAAATTAGCAAGAACATTCACAAG